CACACTCGTGCGTAAGGAGCAACTTAGACGTGAGTATGAGCGTGGTATGTTACCCGAATCGTGGAAGAAAGTGAAATCTTTTGTTAAGCGTGAGTTTTATTTGTCCTTTAAAGATCCTAGGATAATTAACTCGCGTGTTGACAATTATAAGGTTTTCGCTGGACCATGGATTTCTGCGATCGAGCATTGGGTATGTGCGCATTTGCCATCCTTTGTTAAGGGCATGAGCCCTATCGAGAGGTCTTCTTATCTTGTTAAGCGTTTAGAAGGATACAGCCATTATTACAATAGTGATTTTTCAAGATTTGAGTCACATATGACACCCTATATAATTCGTGACATTGAGTGTCAATTATATAGGAGGTTTGGTATGCCTGAGGAACTTTTGAGCCCATTATGGTCTCGTAATGAGTGTTCTATGAGTTGCCTGAATTATTCTGTGAATGGTACTAGAATGAGTGGCGATATGAATACTTCATTGGGTAATGGATTTGTCAATCTTATGGTCAACAAGTTCGTTGCTAGTCGCACAGGCATCCAAATCCACGGGGTTGTTGAGGGTGATGATGGATTATTTGGGGTTGTTGGTAGATGCCCCACTGCACGGGACTTTGAAGAAGTTGGATTCAGGGCTACAGTCAGCGAAATATATTCTATTTCTGAGTCAAACTTCTGTTCAACTTCCATTGAAATCTTGTCAAACTCCGTCTGGTCACACACTGATCCACGCCGTGTTCTTTTGCGCGCTGGATGGTCATTTGTGTGTCCAATTAATGCCAACTTAGAGTTTCGCCGTGAATTGATGGCAGCTAAAGCAATGTCTATTGCTGATGCTAATCCTGGTACTCCATTGTTGATGGCATATTGCAGTAAGTATTTCGGTAAAGCTCGTTGGCATCGTGACTCATCGTATGGCTGCGGGGAGAAATATTGGTCATTCTCAATGTTCGATAAGTTACAACAACCATCAGACGAGATAAGGAGACGTTTTGCTATACGTTATGGATTATCTATTCCTGATCAGTTGTTGGTTGAAAAATACATCTTAGAGCATGAGGATTTAGATCATCCACTCTTGGTAAATTTTCTATTGGATTATGCCAAGGATGGTTTGGATTTTTCCCAACGCTTTGTCTACTAAACGCTATCTGCGAGATGTGCTATGCTTTAAAACGCACATAGACCGAGATGTCTTAAAACTATTTTCCGACCACCATGTCGTTAAACTGGTTATTGACCTGCAAGTCAGAAAACTGCCAGACCCTCATGTCGTTAAACTGTTAAAATATCAGTTATGACTGTAATACTGATAATGCCTGTTATCGTGTGTTTGTTGTCTAACTCGTTGGTGGAGGTGGTCGGTCCCGTAACATGTCAACACGACGTGTTGTGAATAAAAATGTCACTGGGAAAGGGAAACGAGTTAGAAATCGGCGGAATCGGCAGCGACGAAACCGTCAGGTCAATAACTCAGCGCAGACAAGGAAAGTTTTGGAGCCTATTTGGGGCCCGAAATCTGCCAACAAGGGCGTGAAGATCAAACAAGCGGCTAATTCGGTTGTCATTAGCGGTAAGGAAATCATTTTTGATCTTATTGGTGGTGGTAGTAAACAATGGGCGAGTAAATTGTGTGTTACCAACAATAGTGTACTTCCCTGGCTGTCAACGCAAGCCATGTGTTGGGAACACTGGACACCGATTGAGCTCTCATTTGAGTATCTACCACAGGTTGGTATGAACGCTGATGGTGGGTTTGTGATGTATTTTGATTATGACATCAATGATCCCATACCCACTGAGTACAATACCTTGTATTCAAACACACGAGCCGTTGCATGCCCAGCGAGACAGCAAGCTACTATGCATGTTGATTGTACCAAATGGTCTCTTAAGAGGTACTTTTGCTCTTCATCTGACGCGTATCCTGGGATTTTGTATGGCGCATCTTCGGGTGTGTCAGTTACGTCAGGTACCCTTTTAGGTCGCGTTATTTGCCATTATAAGGTACGATTTGAAAACCAGCAAGTTTCTAGTGGTGGTGCTGGATTTGTTGAGTGTTGGAATAATGGTACCCATGGTGATTGGGTTGAAGCGTACACTCCACTTATTGGTAGCTTTTGGGATCATGTCCATAACGTTGACGCTGTGCACACATGGCATACTACTGCTTTGGCAGTAGAAGGGGATAAAGTTTACTGTGCTTGCAATGGGGATTACTTGGTTACAATTGTGATCCCTTCAGTTTATTCTGGTGAGTACAGTAAGTATTTCTGGGATGGTGTTCGGCCTTGGACGAACTGCAGATACAAGATCATTTCAGCTAATACTCCTATTGGGTGGACTAATCCTTATGCAGCAATAGGAGATCATTTCATTTTGTGTCAGACTGCGGCTGTTCGGTTTGAGAAAGGTGAGCTCTTTGATTTTGCTAACATGAACGAGAGTACTATGCAGCAGTTGTATTATGCTTTCGCGTTGTATGTCACTCCATTCCCCGTTACAGATTTGGAGCTTGACTTATGGACTGATGGGTGGACTTTGCCAAAGATTTTGTCATGGGATGCTTGGAATGTGGGAAAAGAAAGACCCTCTAAGGTTGCAATTCAACAGAGGGAGTTGCCACAAGTTACTGAGCTTGACGATGATGATGAACCTGTCAAGAATGACACGCGAGAGAATAATCAGAAACCGGATGCCATTCCCACTGCAC